TGGACAAAGTGGCTACAGATAAAATCGAACCTTTTATTGATAAAAGTTATCAAGAACTCGCTGACTATGTAAATGCATATGAACAAAAAATGCAAATGAAAAGAGAAGTGATTGCCGACAAAGGAATTTGGGTTGCAAAGAAAAGATATATTTTAAATGCACATGATGTTGAAGGTGTTCGTTATAAAGAACCTAAATTAAAAATCATGGGTGTTGAAGCTGTAAAGTCATCAACCCCTGCACCATGTCGTGAAAAAATTAAACAAGCTTTAAAAATTATAATGAATGAAGATTCAAAGGTGCTAAATAGTTTTATACAAGATTTTAGAACAGAGTTTATGACACTAAAACCAGAAATGGTTGCGTACCCACGCTCTGTAAATGGATTATTAAAATGGACTGAATCACATAATCTATTTAAGAAAGGAGCACCAATACATTGTAAAGGTGCAATATTATATAATCATCTTTTAAAGGAGAAAAAATTACAAGGTAAGTATCCTTTTATACAAGAGGGTGATAAGATTAAATTTTTACATATGAAAATACCAAACACATATCAATCAACATCTATATCATTTATGACTAAGTTACCAAAAGAATTAAACTTACACAGTATAGTAGATTATGATATGCAATTTGAAAAGTCATTTATAGAACCATTAAAGTTTATTACTGGTATTATACAATGGCAGATAGATGGTAGTTATGGAACACAAGGAACACTAGAGGAGTTTTTCTAATGGGTGCTGGTAGTATGATTGTTGCAGTTATAGTCGTTGGTGTTTTGTGTGCTGTATTAGTGGTGATAATGGATGAGTAAAGGAAGTAAAAAAAGACCTATGAAAGTTAATCAAGAAACATATTCTGATAATTGGGATACAATATTTAAAAGTAAAAATACTTTTGACCATTTAATGATAGATAAAATATTAACAAATGAAGTAAATAATTCTGTACCAGAAAAAAAAGTTGCAGTATTATTATCTGGTGGTGTTGATTCTATCTCTGTTGCTTTTGCAGCAGAAAGACTTGGAAAAAAAATAACTGCATATAGTTTTAGATTAGAAGATGAACCATCTTATGATTACAATAAAGCAAAAGATATTGCTCAAATTAGAAATTGGAGATTTGTTGGTATTACCATACCAAAGAATAGACTAATAGAAGATTTTCATAACTTAGTTAGATTAGGATGTAAAAAGAAAACACAATTTGAATGTACATTTCCATTCCTATACATCTATCCACAAATAAAAGAAAACTATGTTTTATCTGGTTGGGCTGCAGATGGTTATTATGGATTAAGTAAAAAAGCTATGATACATTATAAAGGTGATAACTTTGATGAGTTTAGAGATAACTATTTTAAAGAAGAAAATCAAGCTGGTTATATATGGCATAATAAAGTTGCAGAGATGAATAATAAAAAACTTATAACACCATACTTAACTACACCAGTAAAAGAATTTTTTTATAGACACAATCATGAACAGTTAAACAAACCATTTCAAAAACATCATGTAAGAAATGGATTTTATGAATTTAATGAAATAGACAAAGTAGAGAATCATTTAAATTTACAGTTGGGTGCAGGTGTAGATAAATTATTTGGAACTTTGCTAAATAATAGAGAAGTTAATTTTAGAAATAGGACTAGAATGTTAGAAGTATATAGTGATTGGTATGAATTTGATAATACAGCAAATTTAGAAGAATGGTTAAAAGAAGAAAGTGAAATATAAATCTTATAATTTAAAAGATGTTGTCAAGGCTTCTGAACAAGAGAAGTTTACAGTAGTATCTACCTTTGCTGGTGGTGGTGGTAGTTCCACAGGTTATCGTTTGGCAGGTGGTAAGATATTATGTGTAAATGAATTTGTGGAACAAGCCATAAACACATATAAAGAAAACTATCCTAATACACCTGTACTACCTGATGATATAAAAAAACTTACTGCAGAAGATTTTAACAAATATGGTGACATAGATATCTTTGATGGTTCACCACCATGTTCTGCATTTTCTGTATCTGGTGCAATGGTACAAGGTAGTCACTCTAAAGGTTGGGGTCAAACTAAAAGTTATTCTGATGGTAAGAAAGTAGAAAATATAGAAGACTTATTTTTTGAGTTTTTAAGAATAGCAAAAGATTTAAAACCTAAAGTAATTATTGCTGAGAATGTAAAAGGATTAACTGTTGGTGAAGCAAAAAATTATCTTTTCAAAATAGTAAATACATTTGAAGAAATAGGATATGATGTATCATACAAAGTATTAAATTCTGTACATTATGGAGTACCACAAACTAGACAAAGAACTATCTTTATTGCTGTTCGCGAAGATGTGACACAAGAGATAGGATTAACATTTATGAATATTCAAAGTTTATTCCCAGATGAAAGTAAAGACATTGTGACATTAGAAGATTGTTTAACTGATGTAGAAGTAGATAGAAAAGAGGCAGACATGTTAATAGAAAAGTTTAAAAAAACTTCTCATTATGAAACTTGGTTAAAGATGCCAGATGACCCAAACAAAGTAGAAACAGGTTGTGATTATCATCCTAAAGGTCATCACTTTAATATGAAAAAAACATCTAGACATAAACCTGCTCCAACAATTACTGCAACAGGTGGTGCTATGCACTGGCATGAACCTAGAACATTTACAGTTAAAGAAACAAAAAGAATGATGTCATTACCTGATGACTTTAAACTAACAGGTAGTTTTAATCAACAGTCAGAAAGATGTGGCAGAATGGTACCACCACTTATGATGAAAGCAATCGCAGAATCAATTTATGAAAAAGTATTGAAACCATATTATAAAAAAAACCCTAAAGAGATAGGTGGAAGAAAAGATGGTTTAGAACCTACTCGTTATAATGATTGGGAATCAAAAGGAAGATGTATAGATTTTTAATATGAAGTATCAAAAGTATAATTTAAAATATGTAAAAGAAGCATCGGCACAAAATAAGTTTAGTGTCATATCTACCTTTGCAGGTGGTGGTGGTTCATCTACAGGTTACAGACTTGCAGGTGGAAATATACTTTGTGTAAATGAGTTTGTAGAACAAGCAAGAATTACATATAAAGAAAATTACCCAGATACAAAAATACTACCTGATGATATAAAAGAACTTACAGGTAAAGACTTTTTAGAAACTGCTGGAATACAAAAAGGTGAACTAGATATATTAGATGGCTCACCACCATGTTCTGCTTTCTCAATGTGTGGTACATTAGGAAAGTCTGGTTCAAAACATTCTGATGGCTGGGGTAAAACTAAAAAGTATTCAGACAACAAAGTAGTAGAAAATATAGAAGACTTATTTTTTGAGTATCTTAGAGTTGCAGAAGAAATAAAACCAAAAGTAATTATAGGTGAAAATGTTGCAGGCCTGCTTGCAGGCGAAGCAAAATTAAAGCTAAATGAGATTGTAAATACATTTGAAAAAATTGGTTATGATGTATCATACAAGATTTTAAATGCATCACACTTTGGAGTACCACAGTCTAGAAGGCGAGTTATCTTTATAGCAGTTCGTGAGGATGTTACAGAGGCCATAGGATTAACATTTATGAACATCTCTAGTATCTTTCCACAAGAAAGTAGAGATATAGTTTCAGCAGGAGAAGCACTAAAGGATTTAAAATTAGATTCAGAGGAATTAAAGTGGTGTACAGACACATGGTTAAGTTCTGCGCACTATAAAGATACAGCATCTCTTATGCCAGATGACCCAGATAAAGTATTAGGGGGAAATGATTATCATCCTAAAGGATGGCATTTCAATGTTAAGAAAATGTCTAGACACTATCCAGCACCCACAATTACTACAAATGCAGATGTTTGTCATTTTATCGAAAAAAGAAGATTAACAATTAATGAGATAAAGCGTATAATGTCTTTACCAGATGATTTTAAAGTAACTGGTTCTATGTCACAAAAGATAGAAAGATGTGGCAGAATGGTACCCTCATTGATGATGAAGGCTATTGCTGAATCTGTCTATCAGAATGTAATAGAACCATATAATAAAAGTCTTGACAAAACATGATTACTCATGTATAATGGCAAGATAAATTGGAGTAGGAATTATGTCTAAAAATTATGACTTTACCTTCGCTCAAAGAGAAGAAGGTTTTGATGACCATATTGAACATTCAATTCGTGGATATACAAACTTACTAGAGGATGTAATTAGTCTGTCTAGAAATTTTGTAGAAGATGAAACGAATGTTATTGATATAGGTTGTCATTTTGTAAGTATGCTAATTATGTTGGTATAGAACTTGCTCCTAGTTTCTTCACAGAACTTGATGCAAGACACGAAAAAATAAAAAAAGAATATGATTGGGCAAATGTTAATTTTGAAAAGAAAGATGTTCGTAATTACGATTTTAAAAATTGTAGTTTAGTTACATCAATATTTACATTACAATTTATGCCTAGAAAGGATAGATTTAATGTATTACAAAATATATACAATGGACTAAATTATGGTGGTGCTTTTATCTTTGCAGAAAAAACAGTTTGTGAAGATTCAAGATTACAAGAAATGATAACTTTTAATTTTTATGATTATAAAAGAAAACATTTTGATGCATCAGATATTTTAGAAAAAG